GCTCGATGGGACATGGAGAAGGACGAAACAATCGGTAAGAACTTCCGAGCTACCGAGACACAGAACAAGGGGTTCTGGTTGCCGATCCTGCAAGAAACAAACCTAAAAGACTATATCAAAAACAAATACTCACTTGAAGTAAACAAGATGATCCAAGAGGAGAATGACAATGACAACGAAGACTGAAGACAAAATAGCAATGACAGTGATTCCATCACCGGAATCCGACCAAGAGAAATCCGCCCTTTTGAGGTTGGACGAAGGTAAATACGCCGGACTTGAATTTCGGTTCGGGAAGGTTTCATTCTCCGAAGAAGAGAATGAGGATGGTTCGATCAATATGACGTTTGACTTTGACGTTGAAAAATCGTATAATGAGACCCTATCAATTGAAGAAGTAGAAAAGGACGAGGAACTCCATCAAGTCTTGGGTGACTTAATGATCCAGATCCTCACTGAACACGCCGAATCCAAAACCGAAGAGGAAGAGTAAGTTTGCAAGACGTATCATATCTGGTAATTAAAAATCTGATTAACAACGAAGAGTATTGCCGAAAGGTTCTACCATTTCTGAAGGTCGAATACTTTGAACGCAAGGAGAAGGTTCTCTTTAAAGTATTGGTAAAGTATCTTTCGAAATTCAACAAACTGCCGAACCATACTGCGTTTCAGTATGAGTTTGCAAATTCAGATTATAATACCGAGGCGAACTCTGGTCTGTCGGATATGATCGATAATCTTTACATCATTTCCGAGGAGGATCGAAAGACCGACTTTGATTGGTTATTCGAGACAACCGAGAAGTGGTGTAAAGATCGTGCAATCTATCTTGCAATCATCAAATCCATCGGAATCATTGATGGTAAGGAGAAAGACCAAGCGCCGGGAGCGATTCCCGATATTCTCTCCAAGGCGCTTGGGGTTTCCTTTGATCGAAACATCGGTCACGACTACATCGAAAATGCCGAACAACGATACGAATTCTACAACACTGTCGAAAACAAATTGCCGTTTGACATCGAACTATTGAATACAATCACCAAGGGTGGAGTATCAAACAAGACGCTCAATGTGTTGATGGCATCGACGGGGGTCGGAAAATCTCTGGTACTCTGTCACTTTGCATCTTCCTATCTGGCACAATCCAAGAATGTCTTGTACATTACAATGGAGATGTCGGAGGAACGCATTGCAGAACGTATTGATGCAAACCTGTTTGATGTGGACATTGGTTCGATTCAGAACATGGGTAAACGAGACTTTACCAGTCGTATCGATAAGATCAAAATGAACACCCACGGCAAATTGGTGATCAAGGAGTATCCCACTGCATCCGCCCATGTTGGACACTTCCGAGCATTGGTTGATGAACTGAAACTCAAGAAGGAGTTCGTTCCGGATGTAATCTGTGTTGACTATCTGAACATCTGTGCGTCTTCCCGATTGAAGGCAACCGGAGACACCTACTCTTATGTGAAGTCAATCGCCGAAGAGATTCGTGGTCTTGCCATTGAACTGGACGTTCCGATCTGGACTGCAACCCAAAGTAATCGATCTGGTTATCAGAACTCCGATGTTGATCTGAATTCGACATCCGAATCCTTTGGTCTTCCCGCCACGGCAGATTTGTTTCTCGCTCTGATTTCCACCGAGGAACTCGAAGACATGGATCAGATTATGGTCAAACAACTCAAAAACCGATATGGTGATTTGTCCAAACACAGGCGATTTGTGGTCGGAATCGACAAACCCAAGATGAAACTTTATGACGCTGAACAATCAGCCCAAGATGACATTATGCCCGAAATCAGCAGTACAACAACCCCAACAACGGAATTCGATGAATTCAAGTATTAAAACTATAGTATCGAGTGTGTTATTTCTCACACTCTTTTGCACCCAGATATTCTATCTGATACCGACGATCCTTCTTCTGGTAATGAACATCACCCTTGGTTCGAACATCGATACCAGTTTGACCAATGTGGGTATCTTCTCTGCACTTCTTTATGGAACGATCTATATGATCAATTTCACCGCAAGGTTGTTCAGTCGTCACTATATAGATGAAGAGGAATAATAATATGATAACAAACGTAAACTCAAACGACACCTTTCAGGCGACTATCTTTGTTGCTGGTAATATCCACTTGATCGAATTTGAATGTCAGAAATATTGTGACGAAGTCGGTCTGTG